TCCGTCAACCAAGTCAGCGGAAGTAATAGTTCCACCAAGACTCAACTTGGTGTAAGCAATACCTGCTGTCGCTGACACGTCAGCGTTGACAATAGTTGCATCCGCAATCTTGGCTGATGTAATTGCATTGTCAGCAATATCTGCTGTAGCAATTGTTCCATCAAGAATCTTGGCGCTTGTAATAGCGCCATCTGCTATGTCTCCTGCAACAATTGTGCCATCAGCAATCTTAGCCGAGGTAATAGCACTGTCTGCTACCTTGCCTGTTGTTATGGCTAGGTCTGCAATGTCTGCAGTTCCAATGCCACCATCTGCTAACTTAGCAGAAGTAATAGAACCATCTGCAATCTTAGCGGTAGTAACTGCAGCATCTGCAATGTCGCCAGTAGCAATAGTTCCGTCAGCAATTTTGGCTGAGGTAATTGCTGAGTCAGCAATTTTTGCTGTAGTTACGTTAGCATCTGTAATCTTAGCCGTAGTTACTGAGTCAGTAGCCAACTTAGCAGCAGTTACATTTGCATCAGTAATCTTTGCGGTTGTCACAGCATTTGCTGCAAGCATTGTATTTGAAACATTGCCTGTGCCACTTGATAAAGTTACGTTGCCAAGAACTAAGCCGTGTGCTGTACCAGTAGTCTGCTCAATGTGGTCATTGGTTTCTTGGTAGTCACGACCGATAGCCATGTGTCGAACAACTGCACCTGCTGAGTGAGCCACACCTGTGCCAGGTGTAGGTCCATCAATACCACGTGAGATAGTTAATGTATTACCAGAAGAATAAAGCGTAACATCAACAATTTCTTCAAGCGCTGTATCTGGGTCAATAACAACCGTATAAGTCTGAGTACCTGTAAGTGTCTTGCCACCCATAACAGATGCACCATTAACAACACTCATAGTTGTTGCTGTGGCTGTAATTGGAGAACTCAAAGTTGTTTGCTGAGAACGTGAAGAATACTTTCTGACTGTCATTTAGGTTCCTATCGGCGGGAGAAGTGAACTCGTGGTGGGTAGTTCTGTTGCTGTGCTTTTGTCTCTTCGGCAAGACGTTGTGAATACAAAGCAAAGAGTTGTTTAGTTGCACTCTGTGACGCACCAAAGGGGCGCTTGCTGTCTGTTTCATCAGCCTGTGGGCTGACCATTGATGCGCGTGCTGGGTCAAGGTATGTCAATAGACGATACGCTGCTCCAAGAATTGCTACATCTTTTGTTGATTCTGGTAAACCAGTTTGTGTTGCATAGTCTTGTGAGTTAGTAGTAAAAGGGCTTGGGTCTGCTGCATAAACTACACGGACTGTACGACCAGACACAGGCTCTTCACCAAGAGTAATAGTTTGTGCATTTGCTCCAAATGCTGTGGAATCTGCTGTCGAGTCAAAGTCGTATCTACGAATTGGAACCCACTCTTTAGATGGTCCAATTGATTCCCATGATACCGTGATGATGTTTTTAATATTTAAACCGTTAAATGCGTACGTTGTTTTTGCTGCATTAAAAACAAACGATGTTGATTTAACAGCAAAGATAGCAGAACCAAACGAACTGATAGTATCGTTAATTGCACGCTTAACAGCGTAACGTGGGAATGTTGGAGAGATAGTAACCTTCTTATCAATAAGGTGTGTATCTGGAGTAGAACCTAAGTAGCCGCGCCCGTAAGGGGCGACAGTTGCCGTGTTAGAAATACGGTCATATGAGTCAACCCATAGTAATTCTTCATCAATTTCAATAATACCCTTGCCTACAGATTCAGTTGAACCTAGAGACAAAATAAGTGGAGATGCACTTGATGAGGTAGTTGTTGTTACTGGAGCCTTAAGATAAGTCGCTCTATCTTGCTGAACAGTATAACCAGCAAGGTTAATAAGAACTTCATCAATCATGTCCTCTAAAGTAGTTGTCATGCGTTGATGCTCCTTAAGGCAGCAGGGGCTGCTAGTCCAGTGGTTCCTGCAAGTTCGTTGCAGATACCATTGATATCTTTAAACTTATCACGTGTGCGTGAGGCAGATGCCTTGATGTTTAATGCTCCAACAGTTGCTAGACCAGTAGTACCAGCCCAACGGTTAGCCGCACCTTGTTCATCTAAGAACCTTGCTACATCAGTAATCCCAGCAAGCCTATTAAGTTCTGCTGTTAAACTGCTTCCTGCTCTGCCTAGCGCCATTGTTAACCTTTCGTATAATGTTTTGGTAGTACTAAATTAGATTTCTTTTCTTCTTTATCACCACCAAAAAATGCTTTGTAGTAGTGCTCATCAAACGAGAACCGTTTCATATGAGGAACAGTTGCTCCTGTATGACACCAAACTGGAACTTCAGCCTTATCGCATAGAGCAAAGAAGTAAATATCTTCACCCATGAAAGACTTATTAACACCGACTTCTGTAAACATTGGTGCATCAGGCATTGCTTCTGCAATCTTTGTTACTGCATTGCGGTGCATAAGAGCAAATCCCATGCCTGCTGCGCCTACTTTAATAAACTTGTTTTCTGGTAGTGGGTGCATTCTTTGAATGCCGACTACTCCATCTGCCTCTGCAAACTCATACACTGTAGGCAGTGGAATCATAAGAGGGTCTTCTGGTGTATCCGTTGTAAAGTACACACCAGTTACAATTGGATGCTTCTCTGCATCTTTGTTATCCCAAAGTAGTTTAAACTTATCAACACTAATAACTATGTCTGAATCAACCCAAAGCAGCCAATCAGACTTATTATTTTCATACCAGTATGAAATTACTTTTTCACGTTGACGGGCAATCTGATTGCCTTGACTACGTAAAGAAGTTTCAAACTTAACGCCTGACTTAAGCATAACATCAACAACGCCCTGCATAAACTTGCCATCTACATTACCGTTGTCACACCATGCAATTGATACTGTTTCTTGTTTCATCGTCCCCACCTTTGTTATCTGTGACTTGCTGTTTTCTTTGCAATTGATTTAGGTTGTTTTACAAACTGTTTACCTTTTGCATTACCTGCCTTAAGTGACTGCTGTGACTTAGCAAGTGCCATTACTTGTAGCCTCCGCCAGCCTTTTTGTACTGCACTGCAAGGAGTTGAGCCTTGCGTGCAGACCATTCACCAGGGTCTCCACCTTTAGAACCAGCCTTTATTTTTTTAAATAGTGCAGCACGCATACCTGGTTTGGTGTAGTTGCCAGCAGAATTAACTGTAGATTTCTTTTTTGCTGGCATTACCACTTCACCTTATCTGCCCAGTATGCTGCTGACATTTTGCCTTTAGCAATGTTCTTTGCATGACGTGCTTTGAATGAAGCCTGTCTAGCCGTAGGCTTCTTATCGCCAGTTACACCCTGTTGACCAAAGCGAATAGTCTTAACCTGTTCACCTGACTTAGCCACAACAACATGTGACTTTGTTGGATGATTAGGCGTGCGCTTTGGTTTATTAAACCCTGACACTCCTGCTCGCTTTAGCCTTGGGTCTGCCATTTAGTTCTTCTTTCCTTTTACTTGCTTACCAGTCTTGTCATCGTAACGGCGACCCTGTACAAGGGCGCCGATAAACTGTCCAACTTGCTTATCTTCTTTACGGCGGAGCATGTTTGCACGCTCATCAGTTCCAGGTCCAGACTTCTGACTGGCTTCTCCTGTTGCTTGATAAGCACGAAAAGACTGCTTTGCTTCCTTCATTAAGTTCTCTAAGTAAGACATGTTGCGTGGCATAATTACTTCTTTGCCATCTTCTTAACAACCTTCTTGACGGTCTTCTTCATTGGTCCCATACCGAAACCCTTTTCGCCCTTTTTCTTGCCACATCCACATTTAATACACATTATACTTGTCCAATCTCTTTCATAACTTCGGCGGTTTTTTTATTTATTTCGTGCGCTTTAGGCATTGTCTCTGAATTGTAGGCTTTGCCTAAAGTTGCTGATGCTTTATATGCTGCTTCCACGTGAGCACGTGATGTGCCTCCTGGTTGCATTCCTTGCGCTCTGGCATCTCTGTATGACTGCAACTCTGATGTCCACTTCTTGTCAGAAATGTCTCTTGTTGAATCTCCAGCATTAAGTTGTAGCCCTTTAGCCTTGCATCCAAAGCATTCAAATGGACCACCACATTTAGTGTGGTCTATTGCTTTGAAATCATCTGACACAAACGGAGTCTCTGATGTCTCATCACATTCAGTACAGCCGTATAATCCGACATATGAAATCATGTCGCCATCTATTAAGTTATATCCCCACTTTACAACTTTTGTAATGTGGTCACATTTATCCTGCTGTAAAGTTTCCTTCTGTGACATCTACGCCCCCTGCAATTAGTGCTGCTTTTGTTGCATCGTTTACTGTGTACTTATATCCGCCACGATAAACTTCCTGATAATCAAGTAAGTCTTCATCTACTGGATAACGTATCTGCCGATACGTACCACCGTCTTTAACGATAGTAATTCCTTTACGCAATTTAGCAAAGTAAAATAATCTATGTGCTCCCGATGGACCTTCAAGTACATACGGTGTTTCAAAAGTCCAGTTAGCCATGTTTCTCCTTCTAATGGATTTACTGTCAAGCAGGGAGATTGCTCCCCCTGCTCAACCGTCAATCAACTATGCGATTGATGAACCTGACTCAATACGGAAGAGTGCTTCTTCACGGTAGCGAGCAAAGCCGAGTACGCCGTACCAACCCATTGGGCGGTGACGCATCAACTTGTCAACGACTGGTCCGATAACTACGTGTGGCTCTTCGGCAACTGCTTCTGCAAGTGCTTGCTGTCCACAAATAATTGTGCGGTAGTTACGTGCAGATGATGCACCGTCTGTAGCGTTGTACAGACGTGGTGACTCTACGAAGTATGCACCTTCGTATGTACCAATTTCTCCCGCCCAGATGCGGTCCTGTGCAGAACCGTACTGGTTTGGAAGTAGCCAACCTGCTGAGCCTGTCTCGGCACGGAGGTCATGTGAAACTTCTGGGTGGAGTCCAGCCCAGTAGAGTGAACCCTTACGGGCGATAGCCTTGTTAGCACGCAACTTAGCAACCGCACGGCGAATGTTCGCTGATGAGATTGTTGCTGCTGCTGTAATTGTGGCTGTTGATGTTGCAGTTGCACCTGCGTAGATTACGTTTGTTCCGCCGCGCAATGTTGTCATTGCAACTGCGTCAATTGAATCTGCAAGGTTGAATGCAATAATATTAGCAATTGCTGGGTCTACATCAGCAAGGCTGAATAGTTCCAAAGCACGTGTTACAAGAACAGAGTTACCGTACTCGTTAAGAGTAATTGTAACTGATGTTGGTGTAGACATTGCTACTGCATCTGGGTCAGTTGCTTCTGTCAGAGCAGTTGTTGTTGGTGAGAGGTCAACGTAGCGTTGTAGAACAACTGTTGAACCTGGAATGCTTTGCTTAGCAGGACGCTTATCTGCGACTGAACGAATTAGTGGCTCTGAACGTAGAGCAAATTCAAGAAGTCGGTCATAAGCCTTCTGTACTAAACCAGCAGCACCAGCGGTTCCGCCGAGAGAGGCGGAATCTGTGGATACATATGAGTTAGGCATGTAGGTTATTTCCTTTTTTAGTAGTTAGAAACTATGATTAGTTTTGCGAGCCGTAAATCATATTAATGATTTCTTCAGCAGAGTCTGCGTTAGCAATTCTTGCTGCCATATCTTCGGCTCGGTCAGGTGTTGTTGCACCCTGAGTAACCATGTCTTGCTGGCGTAATGCCGCACGATTTTGGATACTTACTTCGGGTGCTTCCTGTCGCGCTTCTAGTCCAAACAAGTCTCCGTTATCATCGAGCCAATTATTCACTGACTCCTCGCTAACTTCGTCTAAGTCTTTTAGAACCAAGCGAATTGCTTTAGGATTAACACCTTTCTTTTCTAGGATTTCTTTGACGACTCTTTCCTTTTGTCCCTTAGATAGAGTTTCTAGTTGCTCTGTCAGGTCCTTGATACGCTTCTCGTCAGCACGCTTGGCTTTACGCAACTTCTTTAAGAGGTCGCTTCCATCCATCGGTGTTTCTGTTTCGGTATCTAGTTCGTCTTCGTCTTCATCCCAGTAGTTGTTGCTCATAGCAACCACCCTTCTATTCGTTGTAGTCGCAAGCCTCAGGTTCTAGTCGGGGAACTAGGCTGGCTCTTGCTACCAGTCTGTTACGCTGGCGGGGCTGGTGGGTCCGCTCAGGATTCTATTTATATTAAGCCAGAGTTTTTGCTCTGTGCTGTTGACCTGCCAGCAGAGCCACTAAAGGCTCCGCGTTCCATAGATGCTAAGCGACTACGCTTAGTTGCTGCATCTTGATTGCCCTTAAATACTTCGGCTTCACCTTCAGCCTGTCCATACTTAATTCCAGATTGATTGTAAATGTCGCTAAGTTTAGTAGAAGTTGGCAGGATGCTTGCAATGGTTGAATAACCCTCACGTGCAACCTTCTGTGTAATACCATACTTGGCAAGGTCAGTTGCTCTGGTTACGTCTGTAGTAATACCCGCACCTGCTCCTGTAGCAGCAGCACCAATTTCAGATGCTGTTACTTTTTCTTGCAATGTGGCTAAGTTCTCTTTCGGATTTAAGAAGTAAGTAACTAAGTCATTATCTGTAATTGTAGGATAGAAAGACTTAAGGGTTGCTTTAATTGATGGGTCTGAGTTCTTAACGCGAGTAACAACTGTATCAATACGGTCTTTAAACTCAGTTGCAGATATATCGTTTGCAATATAGTTAGCAAATGTCTTGTAGTTATCCTCGCGCTTAACGCTTACCATGTTGCCTAGACCGTATGCTTTAAGAGTATTGGCATATGAGTCTTCAAGGTTAATGTACTCAGCCTCAGATACTGCATTAAGACCATTCTTTACACGAGCAAAATTACCAGCAAAACGTGTGGCGTAAGCGCCACTAGGATTAGTCTTTAGTTTAATCAACGCTTCAGATGAAGTTAATCCTGATGTCATATAGCCAGAGATTTCTCCTGCTAACGATTCAAGACCGTATGTTGCAAACAAATTTGTAAGCATTGCAAATGCGTCACGAGTAGAGTCGCTAATTTCTGGCTTGGCTGAAGTTACAGTAGTGTTTCCTCCACCGCCTCCTCCTCCGCCTCCGCCACCCCCGCCTCCAGCGGGTGCTACGTAGCCTGCGTCACCTGGTTGTAGAACATATTGCTTCCATACTCCACCATAGTTAGCCCACTTATATCCAGCAGCAGGTGCTTCGGTAGGCATAGGGTTATCTGGATTGGCACCAGACTGAGTAAGAATACGTTCGTTTCTAATTCTTTCTAAACGGTCTGCTGCTGCTTGCTTTGTTGCAGCATCTTTATCGGCTTTAGCCTGTGCTGCTGCAGCAGCCTGTTGTTTTTCGAGAGCATCAACCTGTGCTTGTAGTTTTGCTTTAAGTGCCTCTGCCTGAGCAATTGCTTTCTTTTGTGCTGCTGTTAGCGCCATTAGCCCATGAATCCAAACGACTTAAGTATGGTATCTGCAAAGTTAGAAGCAGTGTTACGTGCTTCTTCTGTCTGACGCCATAGTGGGTTTGCTTGCATCTGTCTTGAAAATTCTGCGGTACTCATAAGACCGCCATCTTTAGTTAATGCCTTTTTAACATCGTCATCATTAAATGCATCGGTTAAAGGTATGCCAAGTTTCTTAGACTTAATTAAGGCATACTGGTCTGCAATATCCTTAACACTGCCACCATCTCTGATGTGGTCTTTAAGGTTGCTATACATAGTCATAGCATTTAAACGCATACGCTCAGTCTGCTTTGCTATTGCATCTTTCTCAGTGCCACCTTCGATAACATATTTCATTGCTTCACCAGCAGTTAATGGCTGTCCGTACATAGCACCAGCCTTCTGCAAGGCTGCAATCTGCACGGCAACTTGGCTGCCCTTAGCAGACTTAAGAAGTTCGCCAGCATCTGTGCCTTCTAATGCTTTAGTAACAATTGCGTTTCTAGAATTAAGACGCTCATCTGCTGTAACTAAATCACCAGTACGTGTAGTCTTTGTAATCTTACCAGTTGCGTCTCTAACGCTTACAGTAGTAACTGCTGACTTTAGTTCACGTGCATTGATGTCTTTGTAGTAAGCATCTTTTTCTTCTTGAGTTGCTGGTCTGCCCAAAGCATCAATCATGTAATCATTGATTTCTTTATAGGCATCACCAACCGTAGTTAGGTCAAGGTTAGTATCCTTAAAGGTTCCAGCCTTGCTGGTTGTCCCAGTGCCAGTAGAGGCTTTAGCAAACCATGAGTCAATTAGAGGAGACTCTTTGGCTCCGCCGTATTTAACAGCAGTAACAGCGTCTCTGGTGTAATCACCAAGCATCTGGTCAACACCTTTAATCCAGTCGCCTGATGCTAGTTCACTCGCGCTAATATAGTTCTTAGAGCGCAACTGTTGCTTTAGTTTATCTAATGCACCTGGTGCTGAATAATTCTTGAGAAAAGCATCACGAGCAGTAGCAACGCTTTTGTACTCTTGCAAGGTAGATGAACCATCTGCATTTTTTGTACTGACAAAGTATGTGCGAGTAGCGCCAGGTCCAGATACTGAACCATCGCTATTGATTGTATAATCTTTATACTTGTTATTGGCTACTTCTTCTAAGTTAACAGTAGAATCGGATGCAGGGGCATTCTTATCCTCAGGACGTACTACACCAGCAGCAGGCTTAGGTAATGGCTTAATCTTACCACCTGCCGCTTCAGCGGCATTGCCTGCATCATAGGCTGCTTGAACAGCAGCATCGTACTGTGCTTGTCCACGTGAAGGAATAATTGATTCTGCTTTTTTAACGGCTTCTACTGCTTTGTTGTATTTCTCAACTAAATCTTGAGCGCCTTTTTCTTTCTCAGTTGTACCTTTAGCCCTATTAAGTTCTAAACGTGTTTTGTTCTTTAAGTCTTGTGCTTTGCGATAGTCGGCAGAAGCATCATCATATCTTTTCTTTAGGGCATTAAACTCTTTTATATCAAAGTTACGTACACTGCCTGGGTCTTTATCATTCTTTTCTTTATTGCGTACGGCAATTAAGTATGCTTGTTCTAAGCCACCACGTCCAGCAGTACCATTAAGAATGTCATAAGTGCGGCGTGCTTCTGCTGAAGCAGCGCCAAAGGCTTCTTCTAATCCCTTAACATCAGCCATTACTTTAACTCCTTATAAGCATAATATGAATCACGTGAATAGAAACTTAGAATAGATTTAAAGATTGCTCGGTTTGCCTCTGTTAGGTAAAGGTCGCCTAGCATTAATTCCTTTAGGTCAGCCTCAATTTGGTCTTTACGTTCAGCCTTTAACTGTGCTGCATTAGTAACATTCTTTAACTCTGGGTCAGTAGAGAACGCAATAAACTCACGCATCATCTTGATGGCTAGTGCCATACGCTGACGTGTCGCTGGGTTAATGTCTGCATTAGGGTCCAGAATCATTTGCTCTACGCTATTCATCAGTACTTGCTCATTACCAATAGTGTTGCCACTACCGATAAGGGCTGAGTTCAATAGTGGGTTATTAGCCTTGAGTGCATTACGCTCATTAGTTGCTGCTTTAATAACATTAGCGCGTAGTTCTGGGTCTGACATAGTGCTAAGGATTTCTTTTTCTTGGCGTGCAATGTCATAATACTTCTGCTTATCTTCTGATACCTGAACATCTCTTAGATACTTTTCGACACTCTTGCTCTTAACAAGCCCTGCTGATTGAATCCAGTTATAAGTACCAGCATTAAACTCACCAATTTGAGGTGCAAAGATATAGGCTGCTTCACCATATTGCTCAATAAGTTTGGCATTATTAATGCCCCAGTCTTTCAACTTATCTGTATTCTTAATCAGAACCTTAGTCTGCTTATCCTCACGGGATACTGTGTAGATAAGTTTGCCTGGGTTAGTACCAATATATGTAGCGAGTGCTTGCTCATATGGGTCTGTAATGTCACCATCGCTTGTAGCGATAACACCATTAAGGATATCAAAGAACTCTGAACGTAGGCTAGTTATACCTGTGTCTTTAATGTAATCAGGTACACCTACAGACTCCATAGTTCCAGGAGCAACAGGTGAGAACAAGCCTAAGAAGTGACGCATAAACAAAATGTTATGTGCTGATATACGAATGTTATTGAGGTATTCAGCCTTCTCTACATCGGTAGCATCAGGGCTAATACCAATACCATTTGCAGCATTGTAAGCAATTGCTTGCATAGCAGCAGTAGTCTCTTGACGGGACTTCTCATCAAATGGAAGCATCCCCCATACACGTTGTAGTGAAGAAGGAACTACAGCACGTACAACATCTACGTTATCTCCGATATTACCTAGCGCAAATGTATCAATGCTTTCGCCTAGTCGCTCTGAGTATGGCTGTATTGCATCACCAACAAACGGAATCTTTCCTGGTACTACACCTAAAAGGTTTTTTACAGCAATTACACCTAGTCCTGCAATAGGACCAGACAGCGTAGGAAGACCAGCATCCTGTGAGAATGATGGGTTAACCATACGTAGTTTAAATGTAAACTCATTAAATATTGGCTGGCTGTATCCAGTGTTACCTGTTAGTACGCGTAGCGCACCATCTGTTGCCTTAAAGATAACATTGTCCATAGGCATTACTACATATGGTTCGCCTTCAGCATCATTATGAATAGCACCACTAGCCTCAATACCTACATTTGCAAGACGCAAACGATACAGAGTACGCGGAGCAACGTCCTTGAGACGGTAGATACGGCGGTAGAAATCTTCAGTTGCACGGTAGTAACGACCTACAGTACGTAGGCTAAACGAGAAGTTAGAACGAATCTTAGGGTTATCAGCAAACTTAAGAATAGTATCTGCTGCTTCACGCACTGCTAATTCAGTAAAACGCTTCTGTGCAATGTCTTCATACTTAGCAGTAACAGCATCAATCTGCTTTTGTGTAGCACCACCCCAAGGACCAATCTCTTGCTTGACCTGCTGGCGTACAAACTCTTTTTCAATGCCCTTATACTTCTTACGAAGCCCAGCATATGTAACCATAACTGCTGGTTGACGGAAGATACCTGTTACCTGCTGGTCCATCCAGTCCATCATGGTGTTACCCGCACGCTTAAATACAGATTCAATATCAAAGTCACCAAACGATAGTTCAGTGTTAATTGGTCCGCTAATGCGGAACCCTTGACTTGCATCTTGGAACTCATCTAGCGGAATACGAGCAACTGCTGCGTTCCATGTTGGAATGCGCCCAGTCTCATCAGACATCTTAACCAATTGACGGTAACTATCTTTGACTACACCAAGTAGTCTTTCATTAAACTTGTTTGCATCTCCGTGGAATGTTTCAAACATATCGGTAAACATACGGAACAACTGTCCACGTGCAATCTGTTCATCGTCTAGTCCCTTAGCACGGGCTTGAACAGTATACATAGTGCGTTCAAGGAACGCATTAACTGTTAGTTGGTCTTTTGCATCCTTGATAACCCAAGTTTTAGTTAACTCATCAAACTTAAAGCCAACCTTAGACATACCAGCATCAAGTGCTAGTTCCATCATTTCTTTGCCAGTCTTAGGGTCAATTTCTCCTGGCTTAAGTGCATTGTATCTAAAGAATATATCTGCTGGATTAAAAGTAACATCATCGCTTAACTTGACTGTGTTACCAGCCAGCATCTTGAACCACTTTTCAAAGTGAGCAAGTGCAACTTCTTGTTCTGACAACATGCCAGTATCAATTGTGCGTGTTCCTTTGCCCATCTTTACGCCAATGGCTTCAAACGCTTTATCAAGCATAGATGGAGTGATAACAGATGCAGCAACCTCATCGCCATAGCGACCAGATAGACCAGCAGCAGCCACAACGGATGAAGCCATAGAGTTCAATGCATCAGGTGAATTAACAAATGCTTGCATTATGTGCTTTAAGTCTTCATCATCAATATGCTTGCCATACATTGAAGTAATGTGCTCTGCAATAGACTGACGTTTTTCCAAACTTGTCAGTAGTGCAGGGTCTGTACCCAACTCAGTAGCCTTAGCGTTAATAATGTTTTCTCTGTCAATTAATGACAGCGCTTTTTCGTGAGAATAGCGTGGTTGTTTTCCAATATTGACAACAGAGTCAGACTTAGGAACAAATCCTAATGCTTTTTGTATACCTCTACGTACTGGACCACTAGCGGTTTCAGAACCTGTGGCTGCACGAGAAACATTGCCAAGGCGCAAGCCTTGTAATGAAGCAAATCTACGGATGTCCTTAGTAGGTGCAGACAATAAGTACATAGTTGCTTCGTCAATTGCTGAACGAATACCTAGACGTGGGAACAAAGTCAAGATAGACCAGGTATCAACCAATTTCTTTGAGAAGTTACCCTGTGTTGCACCACCAAGTGCATTAATAATATTTTTCTTAGACTTAATTTCCCAAATAGTAGAACCGATTACATCATATGGCAGTGAACCAACGGCAAATGTGCTCTGGTATGGCTGAATTGGACCCTCTGTGTTAACAAAGAATCCGCTTTCAGACTCACGTACTGTGTTTGCTGGTGCAAATTTAGTATGTTCTGGGTTAATAGCCAGGTCTCTCTTAGTTGCAAAGCCTGCTTTATTACCGTACTTGTCCTGAAGGGTCTTAACGATTAACTCTTCACCCTTAACACTGCCACCAAGACCCATTGAGTACATAGTTGCAGCATCTAAGTTACGCAAAATAACAATCTGCTCATCAGCAGTTGACTCTAAGAAGCGCACAGTAAGTGCTTGTGCCATTTCCTTAGGAAGAATCTGACGAGCACGCGCTGTAAAGTTAGCAGCAGTATCAACAGCGTTAACGCCAATGCGTACTTCCATACCTTGTGGTGAGCGTGCAGCAAGTTGCCCGTAAGTCTTTAGGTTTTTCCAACCCTTAATTTCTGCGTTAGCCTTTAACAAAACAGACATATCAGAAAGAGGATTATTCAAACGCTGTAATGCATCTTCAGTATTAAGCAATGCTTCAGTAATTGGCGTTAGTGCCTCATTACGTTCTGCTGCTGTCTTACTCATACTGTTAAATGTATTATCAAGTGAACGTACAATTGCATCAGAGAACAAACGATTCTGACGTGCAGTTGCAACGCCATTACGCATGTAGGTCATACCGTCAGTACGTCCAGCAAGCAATAGATTTAGATTGCCAGCGTCCTCAAAGTACTTCTGCGCACCAGCAGCATCAAATGCTTTGCCACTAACAAGTGCCTTAATTGCAGAAGGATTATTATATCCTGGAAAGTTTTTAGCAATTTCGTCAAGTGCTATTGATTGTGCTCCAAAGTCGCCCTTAGAATCTGCAACCTTTTTAAGCGCAGGACCAATTCCATTTTCCCATAGTTGAAATACCTTAGGGTCTTTGAATGTGGCTTCAACAGCCTTTTCGATTGGTACACCGTTGTTAATTGCATCAGTAATTGAATTAACAAGGCGCTCACCTTTAGTAACACCCTTGCTCAATCCACCTGTCATCCAAGTAAGTGGGTCTACTGCAATCTGATAAACAAAGTCAATGACACCAGATACATTTTTAGTTGTACCAGAAACTCCACTTGCAGGTGGTCTGCGGTCAAGCATACGAGCAATGTCTCGTCCAGGTGAAACCTGTGCGTACTTAACTCCATCTACAATTAACTTAAATGCTTCAGGGTCATCGTATGCTTTTTTAATTGAGTTAAGAAGTTCTGGGTCTACCTTGCCAAAGTCCTGAACAATTTCTCCAGGAGTCTTGCCTGCTAGTAAACCTTTTGCAACCTCAACATCATACTTACCAAAATAATCTGTTGCTTCTTTTAGAGCACCAAGGTCGTATTGACTTTTGCCATCCCATGCATCAGTCCATGTTTTAGCAGAAAATAAATCTGCACCTTGTGCAACCTGACGAGCAACCTTATAAGGCTGGTTAATCAAACGGTTGTACTGTCCACCTAGTTTAAACAAACCAATAAGCGGTGAAGCCGCAATCTTAGCAGCGCCTTTAACAACACCCATCACACGGTCAGAAGCATCTGGTGCTTCTTGCATGTATTCAGCATCTTTAAACATAAACTTTAACTGGTCTTGGATATTTGAATCCAGACGTTCAAATTCTCTACGTGCTCCGTCTACACCTAATTTGCCAAGTTGACGATGCTTCTTAATTGTATAACTCATCTGCTCTACTTGGTTTTTTTCTACACCAGTTAAACCTGCAGATTTAGCAGCAGCATAAAGGTTAGGTGAAACTTCAGCAACAACTGGTTTAATATACTGAGCCATTAGTACCCGTTGTCAAGAAGTTGTCTATAAATTAACTCTGCATCTCCTGATGGGTCATACTGTGCAAGATACTTTAATGTATCAACTAGTGTTGGGGCTTGGTTAGGCATACCGCGCATAAGTTCTGTTCCGCCACCATCACCCATATTAATACCTGCAGTGATAGGTTCGTTTGGACGCTCTGAAGGAGCACTCAACGGAGTAAAATTAAACGCTGGAATATTGTTACCAGCCATTGCTGCTCCACTTTGCTGCTCAGCAATTGCACCATTCTCACCGTAATTAAAACCTGAATAGTCTTGCTGTGGTTGTGTCATACCTTCGGTAGCACCACCATCTGTACGCTGCGAAAGCGAACCAGGACCTGATACAGGTGCTGGATTATTAGGTTGACGATAACCTCCACGTGCCATTACTCGTCCTCCTCATCTTCAATATGTTGTGTAATATCATCAAGCGTAATGTTTTTCCGCATCCATTCAGGATAGGATTCTCTGCTTGCTGCTAACCATAAGGCATTATCAACTGTGAATCCAGCCTTACGTAATGATTTGTAAAATTCGTGTACTTCAATTGCGTACTGGTCTAACTTAGAGTAATTCTCATCAGCAACTGTTTTAACCTTGGTGGTTTTTTTGCGAGGTGCCATGACTTACTCCTTAAATAACTTGCTCTCTAGTTGTTCGTACGGCACTTCTTGCTTGTCCATCACCTGTCATGCTGCTAAGTATTGTCTGTAAGTCTGGTCGTCCTTGTGGCATTGGAGAGCCTCCTGCTGGCGAACCTGCAGGAGCAGGGGACATTTGCTCAACCGCATCAGTTGGTGCACCAGCAGGAGGAACCTGTTGCTGCGGAGCAAAGGTTTCTTCGATTGCGTCCTCTAATGCTTGTCCCTTTTGACGAGCCTTTATTACCGCAGCAATCTTACGGACTACATCTGAAGCATCCTGACCTTGAGTAGCCATCTGTGGAATTGCTTGTGTGTATGCCGTAAGTGAACCAAGTAGCGCAGAGCGCATATCTTCAATTTCAATCTTTTCTAATTCTTGTGTTACGTTAACTGTAAATGGTAGTTCTCTCATAGCCATATCTCGGCTGATGAGTTTTCCTCCAAGTGCTTGAAGCATAAAGATAAGACCTTGCGCTGGGTTAAGACCAGCAAGCATCCCATAACGAACATCAGCAGAGTAGTCGCCCTTAATGTCCTTGGTCGGTCTATACGTAACTTCATAAGGTGAACCCGAATCTACTCCGCGAATTGTTTTTTCTTCAGGGTAAATTAGTTCATCTACGTTAAAGCAAAGGCTAATAATGTCCCTAAGTGTTGCAGCAAAAATTGCTTGTGCAGATTTAACCTGCGTATCAAAGGCTCCCATAAGAGCCTGTACTCCTTGACCAGTAACAATAGAAGCATCTATGTTTCCAGTACGAGATTCAGGGTAACGCGTACCAACACGTAGTTCCTGATTAAGCAATGACTGTTCTGTAAACGCACCCGCTGGAATGTTTAGTTCTACGCGGCGTACGCCTGCTGGGTTGGCTGTACGAATGACAGCATCTCCACCAAGCATAAGTTCTTGAACATCTTGTGGAAGAACAATTGGTGCTTGTACTGACTTCTCTGCTGCTTCCATCGCAAGTAATGCGAACCTATTGCGAAGCAACTGAATACCAAGTACATCATCAAACTGTCCACGCAATTCACCATCAATAGACGGCTTACGCGCTACAACCACCATCATTTTGCCAAGTGGATTAGCAGCCTGAGAAAGAACCAAGTTCTCTCTACGTGGCACATAAATTATAGATTGGTCTTTATCGTAGTAACGAACCATTTCAATCTGTGCGTTAAGGTCCTGCTTATAACCCTCTTGTCCTAGCAATTGTCTATCAAACTCTGGGAACTGGGAAACCAATTCGCCAAGCGTCATAGAGTATCGCTTAGCAAACGCCACACAACGTCCATAGCGGTCAAACTCTGGGTAAGCCCCAATTGGATTTTCTATGCGAATACGTGGCAGTTTTGCTTCTTCGTCTAATTCAATAATGAAAGGGACGAAACCATAGGTGAGATACCAGTCAGCACCTGAGTACATCTGTACCGCTAAGTCTGAGTGCTGGAAATAATTAGAAGCAATACGAGTGCGCTTATCGGCAAAAGAACGTGCTCTATCAGATACTTGATTGGCTGCAGAGCAGTTAACCGCTGGAAGCGGAGCCATAACTTCAGACAAGTCACGTGCAACAATGTCAATAAAGTTTGCAACTACGTTGGCATCAACGCCTTCTGGAAAAAAGTTAGGGTAAACCTGAGCAATGTTTCCTTTGCGTACGGCAAGTACATCTAGGTTACGCGCATCGCGTTCGTGGTTACGATAGCGTAGTGATTCAACACGCGCCGTAACCTGCTCTATTGTTAATGCCATTGTTTTCCTATCCGAAGTTTTCTTGCCATTGCTCTGCAAACATCTCATCGAGATTTACTGCTGAGCGTTGGTTCATCTGAGCACGAGTTGCCCATCGGTTATTTGCATACTGCGAAGTACGGCTTCCAGATTGCATAAGTTCGCGGATGCGAATGATTGCAAACCATAAAGCCATGACGGTATCCGTCTTACCTTTAGTTCCCGCTTTCCACGTAAGTAGTTGCTGGGTTAAGGCTTTGATACCTTCAGAACCTTCAGATGAAGGTAGTTCTAGAATGTTGTTCTTTTGGAACTTCTCTTCGCGGATTGTGCCAAAGAGGTTAGACATTGAAGCAACACCAAACGCAGTGTCCCATTTGTTTTTCCCTGTGAAGTGTGCATCAAGTCGTACGCCGTATGTAGCAAGCCAGTTTCGTAACTCTTCATCGAGTGAGTAGGCTTTCTGATGGGCGTTAATTTCGACTCGGAACTCTTGTGGTTTGTATTTAATAACCAGTTCTTCAATTGTCGCCCGAATCTTTTGTGGTGTTGGTTCTTCCATGTTGACACAGTCCAACACATAAATCTTTCCATCTGCTCTGTTAAGAGCAACTACTACAAATGCAGCATTGCCTGCCATAGCAGGGTCAAATCCAATTACAGTATGTAAACCCTCAACCTGAGGTGGATGTCCAGCAGTACCCGCTTTTAGCGGTCCTCGCTTGCGCATCCCATTGGTCGCTCCTTGCACGAGTGCAGACGGGAATATGGAGTCTTCTTGGATGTCTTCTTGTTGGTAGACAAGCGCCCATGTTGATGGGGTGACTTCACTGCGTCTCCTGAATAAGGCTTCTCCATCCCACTTAGGATAGAATCCATTTTCTTTTGGAGTATCCGAATCACCATCCCACGGAACGTCAGACTCAGACCATAAGGTTTCCCAGTCTTCGGGTTTCTCAGCATAGTTAAGAACCGCAGGCATACCCATATAGGTAAACGGTGTCTTACCGCCAGACCAGTGCTTAGGATTGCGAAGTTCTTTGTAAAGGTCGTTTGCCGCAATTCGAGTCCCTACTACTAGAAGTTTACCGTTCTTGCCCAGACGGGTAATAACTTCCTTTTGTAGCCAGTTAATCTGCTGGTCCCACTCATGTGCGTTAGCCGTGGTTATGCAGTCGTCCAGAATAATTAGGTCAGCACGTGCACCGTAAATCTGACCGCCCATACCTAGTGCTTGGAGAGTCGGGTCTTTTTCACTTGAGTTACGCGCATCGCCCCCAAGATAGACAGTATCGGTGCGCCAAGTATCTGCGTCCTGTTTCCAGCCGCCTTCTGGACCGTAAGCGGTCTGCAGTTTCAGCCAGCGTGGATGGGACAATCGTTGCTTAATAGCGTATACGAACTCGCGTGCCTTATTCAATGTCTTTGATACCACGATGATGCGGATGTTGGGATTGAGGGCGATACGGTAAGTCGGATAGTTCACCGTAATGACGGTGGACTTAGCGTGTTCAGGAGGCACATTAATAAGCAGGCGGTTTCCCTCACCTGGCTCATAAATCATATTGGGGTGTAGCCACGAAGGTTGATTACCCTCTAGTAGGTCTACCCAGTCCTGATGATGGGGAAAGACCGTTTGGTCGAAAAACATCTTAGAGAAGTCGGCAAAGGGGATAGATTCTTTCTCCACACCCATAGCGTCAAAGGATTGCTTTGAGCCTTCTTCTTTTGCCTCTTCCAGGTTTCGCGCAAATTCTGGGTCACGGCTCATCCACTGACGGATGGTATCGGGCTTCTTTCCCGCCGCAACCATCGCGGCTTGGACGCTTACCCCTGAACGTACCCTATCTAAAACATCTGCCTTTGCTTGGGCAACTCCCTTAGCAAGGTGGTGCTCCCCACCCTTTTTAAACCCTTTATGCGCTGGTGTTACCACGTTCGTCCCCCTTGAAGGCAGAGGTGTCCCGCCCTACAGTATCTATTTTGTACAGGCTACTGTCACAGTATAGAGGAAGGCTCTAAAAAGACTTCCTATTAAAAACAGTCTCTATATATACTTAACCTGTTCAAACAGTCTAA